TGGAGTCGGTTGGGTGTCCCTGGTAAGAATCTCGACCGACTTTGTTTTACTTCTATGTTTTACATCTTAACCGATTTGTTTTACGCTGTCAAGTAGTTTTACATCAGTCTTACTTATATGTTTTACTCGTAAGTAAGACTGATAGCTTATAGATGGGTGAACTCCCCTCTAGGGAGGGGATTCGGTGTTTTATTTAATTTTCGATTTTAACCATTTGATGATTTCGGTAACTTTCACGTCTTCTGGGAAGGTCTTTGTCGCTTTAATCTCTTTCGGGGTGTACTTAAACTGTGTGTACTCGGCTTCTAGCTGCCCTTCAAAGGTGATCGTTAGCCAGAGTTCTGCATCCCCAGGCAAAAACTCGATTCCGGTGTCATTGAAACAGTAGTAGAAACCTTCTTCTGTAACCATCTTTTCAGATGCGAATGTCAGGAGCCGTTCTGTTTGGTTATTCATGATAGTTAGGTGCGGTTGTAGTGTTTGCGGGCTTTTCTTTACCCTATGTATAACAGTATAACAATTCTGTCTTACTTTGTCAAGCTGTTTTACTTTAGTATTACTTATAGGTTTATACTGTTTTACAGAATTACAATCAATTTTACTTATATGTCTTACTATTCGTTTTACATCGTGCTACACTTGAAGGTAAGTAAAACGGAGTAAACCAATGGCGGCTAACAAATTAATTAACTTTCGATGCCCTGATGACTTGCTTGCTGCGATTGAAGTCTACGGACGGGAACATTACCCTAACGGTCGGGGTAATACTGATTTCGACCAATCCAAAGCATTACGGGATATTTTGATTAGTGGGATTGAGTCCCTGACCAATGGAAAAGTAAAACTAGAGAGGGAAGTTATAAAACCTAAGTCAGACACTAGCTCCTATGTGGAGTTGTTGGATAGAATCACCAGGCTCGAAAATCAACAGCCTACGCTTGACACTGAGATTATGGCTCGGCTAGATGCGATGGAGGCGGCAATCGCCTTTGAGAAGGTGAGGGGGATCTTGAAACAAATTGAAACCCCTAGTTGATTTTTAATCGAAATCAAGCAATTATCACTAATTAAAAAGGGTAGAGATTGAACCTCTACCCTTTTTAATGTTTGGTTTTAACTAAGTATTCTGTTAATTACTCACCGATAATCATCTGGCGATCGCCTTTTTGATTTGCCCACAATTCCCGAACCTCGTCAACCAACTCCGCAGGGATATAGTCGGTTTGGACTGGACGCATTGCTTTAGAAATCAGGTGATCTTTACCGCAGGATTCTAACCACTTCTGAAATTCCTTTCCAGTTTTAAACTTTAATTCTTTGCCAAATTGAGCCAATGACTTCCCACGAAATACAGCTAACTGTTTTCCGTCTTCATTCATAACAACCGATTCAAACTGGGTTTCAGTTTCTCTCACCACCGCTTCGGGGCGACCTTGAATGAGTGCCAAGGTTCCCGCCCCATGAAGTGAAACAATGGCAGAACCGGACTCCAAAACAAGTCGTTGATCTCTCATGCTGTTGGCTTGAGCTTCGGCGATTCGGACTTGCAGCCGGAGGAATTCTAGCTCATCATATTGCTGAGGGATGACGGTTTCAGCTTCACGGGTTTTAACCACAAAATAGGCTTGAGCTTGTGCGATTTCCGGTTTGCGGACATCACCGTTCATGGCTATTAAGTAACTACCGTATCGAGATAGTTTATAGTTTTGCTGCTTAGTTCCCCCTCCCTGAGAGCGTTTCACCAGATTGAACTCAACCTCAAAGTGGTGTTCTACATTTTCACCGTGAACCCGACAAGATACAATTGCCCTTTGAGTGACTTCGTTGAATTGTCGCCAGTTTGTATACCCCAACAGAACCATTAACTCCCGTGCCATCCAATACTCGCAACCTTCACGGTCAACGCGCTTAATGGAGTCGAACGGAGATTGAGACTGATTGTGATCTTGATTGCCAGACAATGCTAAACTAGACATAGAAATCCTCCTTTGAGGTTTGTGAAATGATTATAACAAAAGCCGGAACTCACTACTTCCTCCGGCTTTTGTTATTCCTATATTATACACCAAATTAACAGGAGCTTGAATAAAAAAACGGGGTATTTAGCAAGTAAATAATATTAAAATTGTGCGGTGGTAAATTACATTAAATGCCCTACAATAATCCCTAAATATCCCCATTACCTTCATCTTCTAAACTTTGGATATGCTCAAATACTACGCCCGTTTGATAGATTTGTTCATGGAGTGTGGCAATGGCTTTAACCGTCTCTACTGCCATCCTTCCGTGAATATGCGTCCCTGATTTGGTTAACTTGCCACAGGCTTTCATTGGGTCATCGCTCTTGGATGCTTGACTATAAGCCTTTGCACTAACAGCAATAGAAGATGATGCGATTACGTCTAACCCACGCAAATAAACCTCCATCCTTTTGATTCCATCCTCAAGATCCTTTTTATACTTCTCTCTATTTTCCTCAATCATTGATTTAATTGCCTCCATTTTTTCGTTAATAATCTCTCGTTTCCTTTCTTCCCAAATGGGTTGTTTTTTCCAGTGTCTTATTATCCCTTCTGAAACTCCAATCTGACTGGCAACCTCTCTGTTGGACAGGGATGGGTTGTCAAGAAATGCCTTAACAGCATCTTTGATCAGATGTGCCTTACCTCCCTTTATTTCGCAACCTTACGCAATAACAACACTTTAAAGTTAACATAGTTGAAAACATTGCCACAACTTAAATATGACAAAGCCTAAAATTACTGAGACAGATATTTCTAAATTGACCCCAGATCCCAACAATGCCCGCAAAAGAACGCCGTTATCAGCAAGTGTTATCAGGAAATCAATTGAACAATTTGGGATGACTCGGAGTATTGTCCTTGATGAGAATGGGGTGATTTTAGCGGGTAACGGGGCTTTCGAGGAAGCGGGTCAATTAGGTATTGAAAGGGTGATCGTCGTCGAGACAACGGGTAATGAGATAGTGGCGGTGAAACGGACTAATCTTACTGCTGAACAAAAGACTCAATATGCGATCGCTGATAATACCGCTTCTGATTTCTCGACTTGGGACTTTGATATTTTGAATGATCTAGCTCAGGAGGTAGATTATTCTGAGTTTTTCCCTGACAATAAATTAGACGAGTTGCTGAAGACACTTGGGGATGATGTCGCCCGAAGTTACCGAGATATTAATGATGATAATATTTCTGAAGCTGAAGAAAAACTGAACTCCCAATTCGAGAATAAAGGCGGGAGTAACAAAGAGAATTTGATCACTTGTCCACATTGCGGAGGCGACTTTGTTTATAAATAACAGATACGATGCACTAAAAAGATTGCATTCCTTATTTAGTGATAAGAGATGGATCTTTGCCAAAACCATGCCAGACAATCCCCATGAGTACACGCTAAGGAAGGAGTGGCGAGATGATGATAACTTTGCTGAATCGGTGCAATTGATCCGAGATCATGGGTATGTAGTCAGATTCAAGGGTAGAAAATATATCCAATTCAATGTTTTAGGACACTTCTATTGGTCTATGGGTGCGCCTATTCCTGCAACGATATTAATTAATCGGGCGTGTATTGATAAGGACTCAAAACTTCCCTATGATGACATCTCTGATTTCTACGATGATTGGTTTTTGAGTTCGGAGTATGAACAAGAAAACGCCGATCTTATGGCAATATTGAAACCCTTTCTCAGTGAGAAAGTTTTAGATGTTGGCTGCGGCACTGGGTTATTACTTGACCTATTAGATATCTCTCCTGATGTCTATACGGGCGTCGATCCTAGTCGAATGATGCTAGGCAAGTTTAGGAGTAAACACCCACATCACAAAGCTATTCAATCCAGATATGAAGACTTCCCTTTTGAGGGGTTTGATTCTATCGTTTCACTGTACGGGGCTTTTAATTATTGCGAACCGTCATCTGTAGCTCAGGTGATCAATCAATTGTCATTCGGGGGTAAATATTTCCTGGTGATGTTTAAGGATGATTACAACCCCGTTACCCATGAATTAGCTCACTGTTCAATTCCTTATTACAAATTCAGTGATTATGTTTTCCCTGATGAAAGTATTTTTACTGAGTTTACCAGCTACATTATCGTTACGGGGGTTAAAGAATAATGCCTACTTATTACGGGAATAAGACTGTTTACGAAATGGCTTTGGAGAGGATAGAGTACATTTTTGATGAGTTTGAAAATGTCTCGATAAACTTTTCTGGGGGTAAAGATTCAACTGTTACCTTGAATTTAGCTCTAACGGTAGCAGAAAAGAAGGGGCGGCTACCATTGAAAGTGATGTTTATTGACCAAGAAGCTGAATGGGATTGCACCATTGATTACATGAAACAGGTGATGTATGACCCCAGGATTGAGCCGTATTGGTTTCAAATTCCATTCAGGATATTTAATGCTACTTGCAGCGATGAGCCTTGGTTAAACGCCTGGGATGTTAACCCTGAGATTAAATGGATTAGAGAAAAAGATCCTATTGCTATTCATAAAAACCCGACTAAAACCGATAGATTTGGGGAGTTATTCAAAGCACTGGGAAGTTGGATGTTTAACGGAAAACCTTTTGCTTATCTTGCTGGTGTCAGATGTGAGGAGTCACCCGCTAGACGTACTGGATTAACAACTTTTTCAACCTATAAATGGGTAACGTGGGGAAAAGTAGAAGACAAAAAACGGGATCAATTTACATTCTACCCTCTCTATGATTGGTCTTATAAAGACATCTGGAAAGCTATTCATGATAACAGTTGGGAATATTGCGCTTTATATGATTATATGTATCAATATGGCATCTCTCCAATGAAAATGAGACTGTCAAACGTTACCCACGAAACCGCTATTGACAACTTGTTTTTTCTTCAGGAAATTGAGGGTGATCTGTGGGCGAGATTAACTCAAAGGTTAAGAGGAATTAACACGGCTGGCATTTTAAAAACAGACTGGAAATGTCCTAAAGAATTGCCGTTTATGTTTAAAGATTGGCAGGAATACAGGGATCATTTGCTGGAGAATTTGATAACAGATCCGAGCAGTAAAAAGATTATGCTCAGACAAGTGGAATTAGATACTAAGAACTACATTCCAGAGATTCAAGAAAAGGTTTGTAAATACCATATTGATATGATTCTTAAAAATGATTATCATGGAACAAAAGCGACAACATTCGCAGCTTCACACCCAAAGGAAAGAACAAATACAGATAGAGATCGTGATAAAAGAGATAGAGAATGCTATAAGAAATAGCGACAATCCTATTGCTGCTATTGAGGAAATCAAGGCATTATTGCACAGCCTTTCACCCCTAAAGGATCAGCCCATTAATTTAGTCCGATGGGTTCCTATTGAGATGGTACAGGCTAACGATTACAACCCGAACTCTGTGGCAACTATTGAGATGAAGCTGTTATATACATCTATCAATCACGATGGATATACACAGCCCGTTGTCACTATCTGGGATGAGTCAATTCAAAAGTATGTCATTGTTGACGGATTTCACCGTTACTCAACAATGAGACAAAACAAAGACATCCGAGAGAAAAACTTAGGGCTTCTACCTATCGTTGTTATTGATAAGGAGATTAATGACAGGATGGCGAGTACCGTTCGCCACAATCGCGCTAGGGGTAAGCACAGCATATCTGGGATGAGTTCTATGGTTTTCTCAATGTTAGAAAATGGATGGAAAGATTCAGAAATCTGCAATGAGTTAGGGATGGAACCAGAGGAACTTTTGAGGTTAAAACATCTAACGGGATTCTCTAAACTATTCGAGAATACTGAGTACAAGAAAGCATGGGAAACCAAAGCTCAGATTAAGTATCGGATTAGTGCCGAACGAGATGGGATAAGGACACTCAAGACAAATAAATAAACAAATAAAAACCCAGCGTCTTAACACAACTTAACTTATGACTAAACCTAAAATTACTGAGACTGATATCTCTAAATTGACTCCTGATCCTAACAACGCACGGAAAAGAACACCCCTATCAGCAAGCGTTATTAGGAAATCGTTAGAACAGTTTGGGGCGGCTCGAAGTATTGTAGTCGATGAAAATGACGTGATTCGGGCTGGTAATGGGACGTATGAAGAGGCGGGTCAATTAGGGATTGAGAAGGTTTTAACCATTGAGGTAGACGGCAATACTATTGTTGCTGTTAAGCGTAAAGGGTTGACTGAGGAACAATGGAAACAATATGCGATCGCTGATAATACGGCTTCTGATTTCTCAACATGGGACTTTGATATTTTGAGTGAGTTAACTCAGGAAGTTGATCTATCTGAGTTTTTCCCTGATGATAAATTAAATGAATTATTGGAACAATTGGGTAAAGGTGAAAGTTTTGGAGTTACTGAACAAGGGGAAGAAAACGAGGAAGAAATTGCTGAACTTCTGGATAAGGTAGATGAGATTGAAAGCCGTGTTAAGTTGGGTGAAATATGGCAACTGGGGCGGCATAAAATAGCCTGTGGGGATTCTACTGTTGAAAGTAATGTTAGGGCTTTGTTGGGGGATAGATTTGACGATGTAGGAATGGTTTGGAGTGATCCGCCTTATGGGATAAATGCAGTAAGCAAGGATGGCGGAAGTGCAACAAGCTTGAAGCCTTACGCATTTGGTGGAGTAAACGGAAAGGGCAAACCTATCGCTAAAAATAAATATGCACCTATAATTGGCGACTCATCAGGAGAAACCGCTAAAAAATCTTTTACTGTTGCTTCCAGTTTTGATGCTATTCAAGTATGGTGGGGGGCGAATAATTACACCGACGTACTACCACCTTCTACTTGTTGGATTGTATGGAATAAAGAGACAAACGGAAATCTTGCTGATGCTGAATTAGCATGGTGTAACGATAAAAGTGCCGTTCGTGTTTTTACTCATACTTGGAACGGCATGATAAAAGCATCAGAACATAGAGAAAAAAGGGTTCACCCCACACAGAAACCCGTAGCCTTATGTGAATGGTTCTTTGAAAAATATGGTGATTCTGATGACGTAATATTTGACCCGTTTCTCGGTTCAGGCATATCAATTATTGCTGCTCAAAAAATGGAAGGCGATCGCACAGTTTACGGATTCGAGTTATCACCCGCATATTGTGAAATTATCTTACAAAGATTCGAGAAACTAACAGGAATTGAACCTAAATTAATCGGGCGGATGCCGGATTAATTATTAAAAAGCCCAGGGGTTGAATCCTAGGCTTTTTAAGGTAACTCCGTGCTAAAAAAGAAAATCCCTTAACCATAACTGGCAAGGGGTTTAGAGCATTTTTATTTTTAGCGGTGTGCTTTTGCGTAGTTATTTACTACGCTCTCCCAAATATCAGCTTCTTCCTGTTGCTCTGTATAGGTTCGGTTGGGCTTGATATTTTTGCTCAGGTATGACACAAACCCCATCACCGATTCCTCTGTAGGGCCGTCAGTCCAAGAGACGATAATGTTAGACCCTTCTACCGTTGCCACAAACCGAGCGTGTCTGTATGTGTCTCTGAGAATGAATTTTACTTGATGGATGATTTGTTGAGTGTTCATGGCGTTTTTCCTTATTGCTTAACTATTTATAACTGTAGTAGATAGACGGCTATATGTCAAGCGTTTTATAAAATATTTTTTTAGAGATAGACCTAAGTAGATGGACTGCTATAATTAAGATGCCCTCTAACCCAGAAGGCTAGAGGACGTAGTTAAGCAATAAGTGAGGTTATTATAGCATGAGCGAGTCACTGAAGAAAGCACAGGCTAAATATAGTCAGAGCGACAAAGGAAAAGATCGGAACCTTGATTATGATCGTTCTGAGAAAGGTCGGGAACGGAAACGGCGTTATGCTCAAAACCTTTCACCCGAACAAAAGGAAAAACAAAGGGAAGCTAAACGACTTAGTGCCAGACGGAAACGATGGAAGGATAAGCATGGGAATCTTGATGGTTTTAGCGAATAATTTAACATCCTCTAGTATTTAATCTTGAGGTGCGATCGCTATACTTTTAATCGGAAAATTGCCAGACTAATTAATATTAATTGTGGTATAATAGTTAATAGAAATCGCCCTTCGCGGTACGTCAAATACCCAAGGGCCGTAAACCTAACTAACAGGATCACAATGAATAACTTTAACAAAGAATTGGCTCTAACCTTAATTGATTCTAACATCGAGTTTCCCGTTGACCTTGATGACGCGATGCAATGGTGGGACTGTCACAGTAAAGATGGAGAGCCAACCCGCAAAGATTACTTAGTCCGAAAACTCCGTAAGCATTTCGATGAAAGTATAGACTTTAAGCTCCACAAAAAAGTGGAGACCAGTCAGGGAGGGAATTACAGCTATTGTGATAAATTCTACATGACGGTTGGATGTTTCAAGGAAATGGGGATGATGCTCCCCAATGGCAGGGGCAAAGAAATCCGGCGTTATTTTCTTGAGTGCGAGCGTGAACTTAAACAGGTCAAGACCCAAACTCAATCTATCTCAGACAAGCCAACACCCCATGAGATTTTCGATTTCGTGACAATGATCCTGAGTATCACTGAACTCGATAAAAACTTAATTGCAGCGTCCGCCGCCAATCATGTCGCTAAATATTACCCTGCACTCCGTCCCTCGGCTGAAGACTTGAAAAAGGAATTGGTCATCGAAGTTAAGGAAAAACTTCTGACACCCACCGAAATCGGATTAATCTTAGAAAAGCGCACTGGCATCAAATACAGTGGCAGGCGAGTTAATCAATTGTTAGCCGAGAATGGATTGCAAACTCCTAACCCCACGGGGAAAGATCCGGCTTGGGTTCCAACTCCAGAGGGGAGTGCTTTTTCCAAACTATTACTTGCAGCGCAGAAGGGCGTTAAGGATGCGACTAGACAACATTTGCAGTGGTTTGAATCTGTTGTAGATGTTTTGGCATAGGGTTGTGTCCTGAGTCGGTTTTGATTGAGGCGTTTAGATAATTAGGTAGCTTGAGATATCAAAAAACCCAGGGGTTGAATCCTGGGTTTTGAATGTTTAGACCGTGAGAATGTTAACAGTGTCCATTCTCCCTCAGTTCTTGTAGCTCGTGAAATCCCCAAAACTGCTTAACGGGGATAAAACCATCTTTTGTCATCACCCGCACTCTCCCCTCGCTTTCGACAACTTCAACAACAACATTTCCAAAAAACTCAAATCCAGTCTTGATCCAGTTCGTGTTCATTTTTTTGCTCCATATAATTCGTTAACAGTCTGTTGATAATATCGCTCCGTGTTCCCTCTCCCTGAGCTACCAGGGCATCTAATTTAGTTAGTAGCCCTGGTTCTATGCCAAACGAGGTTTTGATTCGCTTGACTGCCCCTATTGGCTTTCTACCAGCGCAGGGGTAGGAGCCGCCCCGTCCGATGTATGGTGATTTAGACTTCACTTAGGATTCTTTTCATGTCGTTAAACTCCTTGATGGTTTTAACCTTTTCTTCGTAAGACATGGATGACAAGCTGTTCAAATAATCTACTGCTTGCTGTTTTGTTTCAAAGTTTTGCCGTCCCAATTGTGCGCGATGACCCCAGTTGATTGGCATCTGAAGATCGTCAACCTTGATTTTTTTGATTGAGGCTAAATCCTGACTCATGCTGGCAACTACGCAATCGTTAGCATAGTGGATTCTGATCGAATCTCCGTAAAGCCCAACTCCGTAACCACTGCGATTTTTTTGAGTATTCATGGCGTTTCCTTTGTGCGTTGTGTTTTTTACCTTGATCTATTTATATCATAGGGGTTTTAGATTTGTCAAGCATTAATCTAAAATTCTTTTTACGACTGGGTTAGACACCAAAAAACACGGGTTTGACCCCGTGCATCTTGGTTGTTAAGTTGCGATCGCCTAATTCCCTGATTCAATAGACCAGCTAGAATAAGCCTCGATATCGTAGAATCGGTCATCAATTCAACTTCCCCTACCGAGTGGGGGAAGTTAAGATTTAGTTTTTATGGTCAAGAATTTCGTCTATCCCACATCTCTCGCATATCTCTTGTAGCTTTTCCTGAATCACCCCATCCAATAAATTCCAGGTAAGACTATTGTGATGGATACTCGAATGGGCATCCATAAAATAGGGAACTAACGGCTTTTTGCGGGTGTAGATAAACCGATCAATCTCAATCCCTGGTAAATAATCCTCAACAATTATCCAGAAAGAGCACTCTCGAAAACTTTTGGCAATTATGGGGGTTTTGTCTACTACATCCCAGAAGTCAGTAGCCCGACAAAACACGGCATCCAGAAACCCGCTATTCTCGGTTTTGATCTTGTAGTGGTAGCCATTTCCAATCCGTCCTATGTATTCGTAGGACTCAACCCAGGAAACGTGACCATCTTTGAATGGTGCGACGTGATCATAGTCAGGTATCTTTTTATCCATCAGTAACCTCTTAACATTTACTTATCAGGTGTTCTACTTTTCGACTGGTTTATAGTTTCTCAAGAATGTCTCTATTGCCACTGACACAAGATTAGACAAGGTTCGCCCCTCTTGTTTGGCAATCTCCCTCAACCTTTCATCAAATACATCTGGAATAGTAGCGGTGATTTTTCTCATGGTTGCCCCTTGCGTTGTATATGCTTATTATATACCCATCCATGCAGAATGTATGTTATAATTTAACCACTAGGGTGAACTTGACCGGACTCCCTAGTGGTTAACCTTCTAAGAGGCTTATCTTATGTTCTCAAATTTTGCATTAAAAGTCATCGCTGTTTTATTGGCGGTTTTCTCTCTTGCGGTTGCTGTGGCTCCGTGTATGGCTGATTCAACGATTACGGACAAAGCCGATTGTGAGGGCAATTTGCTGGGTAGCTGGTCGGACTTGGGATCTGACGGCTTGGGTGAGTGCCATCACTAACGATTAATTAAAAACGGAAAGTGGCGGTTTCACAGATTACCACTTTCCGTTTTTAAGTCTTAAAACCCCTGCGCTGTAATCGTTTCACGGAGTACCACAATGGAAGAAGATCAAATCATTCACGCAAATAAGAAGACCGTTGATCTGATGGGATGTCTCAGGATTGACACCTATCAGATGCCCAATGGAGATTTTAGGGTTGACCTCTCTAGTATTTCAACGGCTTTGGGATACGCAAGTAATTGGCTTTCACGGATTACCACTAGAAAAGGAAAAGCCTATAAAGCACTGATAGGTAAGGGTTTCACAGAATACCAGTCAGAAGTCAGGGTAACACGCTCTGGGAAGTCAGGAGCAAGTAAAGCATTAACCATTAGTGTTGATGATTTCCTTTCTGTTGTCCACTATTCGGCTGAGGAAAAGAATCCTATAGCGATCGCTTACCTTGCAGCTACGGCTAAACGGTCAACGGTTGACGATATCCGTGAGGCGTGGGGAGGAGAACGGCTAAACCTTGATGAGAGACGGCGGATCTATTGTGATGAGTTAGCTAAATCTTTCACGGCTGCGGAATGGGCTGAAACATCGGGAGTCGGGGTCGCGTTTAATTGGGAGAACGCTAAAGACCCTGAGTGGTTGGAAATGATGTTTTCTCAAAAGTGGCAACCATCCCTTCTACTTGAAAACGTGGACATAGACGAATATATCAGGAAATGGGAAGAAAAGGATGCTCAACTACTTGAAACCCAAATACTCTAACTAGGTTTACTCACGTCCCCGAATGCAGAAACATTGCGGGGACACTTATTATTATAACAATTTTATTAATAGAAATAGTTGATATTAAAAACCCCAGGGTGTTAAGTCCTGGGTTTTTGGTTTGTTTTTGGTTTGGCGATCGCCTAATTCCTGACGGGAATAATTTCTTGAACTGAAATATTCTTAGCTTTTCTAAATCCCTCGTGATTCTTGAGTTTATCAACAGCTGCCTCTGCTGATTTTCTGGAATCGTATTTTTTGGCTTTTAGTCGTTCCTCTGTCCAGTTTTTTTGACTCCATACCGACAAGAATACGGTCTGAATTTTTCCTGTGTACGGGTCTTTGTATTGATAGTCCCCCGTGATTATAAAATATGATTCTTTCATGTTTCCTCCGTGTTTTCCTGTTGTGTTTTGTCCTGCCTGTCTTTGTCCCGTCGCCTTTCGGCGCACAGGCGTTTTTGTTCGCGCCGATTTTCCTTTTGTTCTGGGGTTAAGTTGGCAAGGTAACGTTTCCGCCGTTCCCTTGCCTTCTCCGTCCCCTCGTATTTTAGATCCCGATCCTTGCCCTTCTGGGTTGCCTTGTATCTTTGTTGGGCTTCCCAGATGGAGGGTTTCCAGTCTTCGGTCATGTGATAAACCAGTAATATTTCTTTAACCCTGTACTTCTCCCGTTATTGGGGCAATCCTCACCCATAACGAGGTTTCCGTCATTGGTGGGATAACCGTCTTCAGTTTCCCCGACTATTGAGAGCATGGCTCTATTTAGTGTGGAGACTGAGCAAATAACGTCCTTTTCTTCTTTCAGTTTTTGGGCTAATTCTTTGGTAGAAACCCCGTCAATCCATCCGGGGTCGCTGTCAATTATCCCCTTAATTGTTGTTTTTAATTGCTCTGCTTTCATCTGTCCTC